ATGGCGCGCAAAAGCTCCCTGATGGGCTCGATCAAGTCTCTGTTCTCCGCCCCCGAAGGCCGGGCGGCAACGGGGCGTTTGAAGGACGCGTGGGCGACCATCATGCTGGGCGGCGCCGGTCCCACCGCTGCCGGCATCTCCATCTCGCCCGAGACGGCGCTGCGCTGCACGGCCGTTTATGGCGCCGTGAAGGTTCTGGCAGAGACCGTCTCCCAGCTTCCGGTCCATCTCTACCGCCGCACGGCCGATGGTGGCCGCGAGCGCGCCGACGATCATCCGTTGGAACCGCTCCTGTCGGACGCGGCGAACCCGTGGACGCCGGCCAGCGAGTTCCGGCTGGTCATGCAGACGCAACTCGCCCTGCACGGCAATGCCTTTGCGTGGATCGGGCGGGCCGGAGCCGAGGTTGCGGAACTGATCCCTCTGGCACCGGGCAGCGTTGGCATTGAGCCCGACGCCGTGACGCGGGAGCCGGTTTACACCGTCACAGAGTCCGATGGCCGCCGACGCAGCTACGGCCGTTCGGAAATCCTGCATATCCGCGGCATCGGTGCCGGCCTGAACCAGGGCGATAGTCCGGTTCTGCTGGCGCGGGAGGCCATCGCGCTGTCGCTGGTGCTGGAGCAGCACGGGGCAGGGCTATTCGGCCGTGGTGCGCGGCCGGGCGGCATCTTGAAGTCTCCCAACTTCCTGACGATGGAGCAGCGCAGCTCGCTGCGGGCAAGCTGGGATAGCCAGCATCAGGGCGGCGCCAATGCTGGCAGGACCGCTATCCTGGAATCCGGGCTGGAGTTCCAGCCGCTGCAGCTCTCCAGCGTGGATGCGCAGTTCCTGGAAATGCGAAAGTTCCAGCTGCAAGAGATCGCCCGCATCTGGCGCGTGCCGCTGCACCTGTTGGCGGATCTGGATCGTGTCACGCACAGCAATGCCGAAGAGATGGGCCAGCAGTTCCTGACCTTCACGCTGCTGCCGATCCTGCGCGCCTGGCAGGACGCCATGCGGCTGACGCTGCTGACGCCAGAGGAGCGCGCCGCCGGGCTCTACATCGAGTTCCTGGTGGATGACCTGGCCCGCGCCGACTTGGCCGCACGTTTCACCGCGTACAGCCAAGCCATCAGTGCCGGCGTGTTCAGCCCGAACGAAATCCGAGCGATGGAGAACCGCAGCCCCTATGCCGGCGGCGAAGTCTTCACGCGGCCCGTCAACACCGCGCCCGTGAATGGCGCTCCTGCTGGAGGTGCTACTGATGCGGGTTGAGAAAACCGCAGGCGTTGAGACGCGCTTCGCGCCGCAGGAGAGTGGCGTCATCAGCGGCTATGCGGCCGTCTGGGGCAAGCGCGATCTCTTCGGCGATGTCGTGCAGCGCGGCGCCTTCGCAAAGTCGCTGGCCGCTCATGAGGCAGCCGGCACCCGCCCGTTGATGCTTTGGGCGCACGATGCGGCCCGGCCGGTCGGCGTGTGGACTGACCTCCGCGAGGATGCCACCGGCCTGCACGTCACGGGCATGTTGGTGATGGACAGCACCGCCGGGCGCGACGCCTACGCGATGCTGAAAGCGCAGGCCCTCGACGGCCTGTCCATCGGCTTCCGCACGGTCCGCGCCGCGCCTGCTACGGGCGGCGGCCGGATCGTCAGCGAAATGGAACTGATCGAGGTTTCGTTGGTCTCTCGTCCGGCTCAGGCCGCGGCGCGCGTGGCCAGCGTCCGATCGGCTCCCACCCAACCCGAGGCGGCCGGGCTTGCCGCATTCATCCGCCAGTGCGCGGGCAAACTGAGGAAGGCATGATGCACAACTTCGCATCGCCGGGCGTCGATCCGCGCACCGGCTGGGAAACCCGTGAAGCGCCCGAAGGCCAGGAGAACGGCGAGGCCAGCGACCTGGCCGAGATCCGCTCTGCGGTTCAGGGCTTCACCGCGAGCGCTGATCAGCGCTTCGGGCAGCTCGACACGGCGCTGACGGAGATCCGCAGCCGCCTGGACCGAACCGAGACGGTTCTGCGCCGCCCTGGTGCCACCGTTGAGCAGCGCCAGGGGCCGGAACTGGAGACGCGGGCGTTTGCCAGCTTCCTGCGGCGTGGCCGGGAGAGCCTTGAGGCGCCGGAGCTGCGCTCGCTCCGTGTCAGCGACGATACGGCTGGCGGCTATCTCGCACCGGACCAGTTCGTGGCGGAACTGCTGCGCAACGTGGTGGCGTTCTCGCCTGTCCGCTCCGTGGCCCGCGTGACCAACACGGCGGCTGGCGCGGTGCTGCTGCCGAAGCGCACTGGCGGCATGACGGCGCAGTGGGTGGGCGAGACCAGCCCGCGCCCGGAGACCACCGTGACCTTCGGGCAGAACCGATATGAGGTGCGGGAGATCGCCTGCTGGGTGGACGTCTCCAACGCCATGTTGGAGGACAGCGCCTTCGACGTGGCGGCGGAACTGTCCTTCGAGTTCGCCGAAGAGTTCGGCCGGGCGGAGGGCGCTGCCTTCGTCAACGGTGACGGCGCGCTCCGCCCCATGGGCTTCATGATGGACCCTGCGGTGCCAACTGTCGCCAGCGGCAATGCGTCCAGCTTCACCGCTGATAGCCTGCTGGACCTGTATCATTCCATCCCATCCGCCTACCGGGCCAACGCGGTGTGGGGCATGAACAGCAACACGCTGGCCACGGCCCGCAAGCTGAAGGACACGGCCGGCAACTACCTGCTCGCCACGGCTGGGCTGGCGGGCGCGATGGCTACCACGCTGCTGGGCCGCCCGGTGGTCGAGATGCCGGACATGCCGGACGTGGGCGCCAATGCCACGCCGATCATCTTCGGCGACTTCGGACAGGGTTACCGCATCTTCGACCGCGTTGCCCTGTCGGTGCTGCGTGACCCGTACTCGCAGGCCACCAACGGGATGACCCGCTTCCATGGCCGACGCCGTGTGGCGGGTGGCGTGGTCAAGGCCGAGGCCCTGCGCAAGCTGAAAATCGCCACGGCCTGAGAGGAGACCGACCATGCGTGATCTGTCCCACAACATCAGCCCGGCGCTGAGCCTGCCGCCCGCGGCGCGGACGGCCAGCGCCAACGGCACGGCCGTGGATCTGCTGGGCTTCGGCACGGCGGCGATGGTAGTGGCGTTCGGCGGCTGGACCGACGGCACCCACACTCCGAAGCTCCAGGAGAGCGACAACGGCAGCAGCGGGTGGACGGATGTTGCACCGGATGATCTGGCCGGCAGCTTCACCCCTCTATCTTCCGCGGCCGGTCAGAATGGCGTGCAGCGGGTCAGCTACATCGGCAGCAAGCGGTACATCCGTGCCGTGGTGACGGTAGCTGGGGCGACCACGGGCGCGCTGGCCAGCGTACAGGTGATCCGCGGCAATCCCTCCTCTGAGCCGGTGACCTAAGCATGCCCTGGGCAGCGCCGCGCTTCTGCACGAAGCCGGGACACCCCGCCTTCACAGGGCGGCGCTGCCCGGAGTGCGAGCGGATCTGGGACCGCGCGGCGGGGAGTGCCTCCGCCCGCGGCTATGGCAAGGACTGGCAGCGGCTGCGTCAGCGCGTGCTGGCCGAGGAGCCGCTGTGCCGCTTGTGCCATGCCGAGGGCCGGGTCACGGCAGCAACCGAGGTGGACCACATCGAGCCGCTGCACCTGCGCCCCGACCTGCGCCTCGTCCGCTCGAACACCCGCCCGATCTGCCACCCCTGCCACCGGGAGGTGACGCGGGCCTTCAACCGAGCGAGGGCAGGCGGGGGCCGAACCAATGAGGGGATAAGGGGGTCAAGACCTGACGCCCGAGGCGCCGAGACCGCGCCCCCCGCAGCGCACGCAACATCGCCCGGAATGGGCTTTCCGAGGAAAGGGCCTTCCCGATGAAGGGTGGTAAGCCGGATCTGACCGTCATCGAGGGCGATTTCGCCCCCAGCAAGTGCCCCGCGCCGCCGCCTGGCCTCAGTGACGAAGCACGCAAGGAGTGGAAGCGGGTGGCGGCCGTCCTGCACCGCCGCCAGCTGCTGGGCGACGACACCATGGCCACCCTTGAGGCTTACTGCCGGGCAGTCGGAGCCATGCGGCAGTATTCTGCCCTGATGGATGCCGAGGGCCATGTGGTCGAGGGCAAGAACGGCCCGGCCAGCCATCCCGCCTTCAAGATGCTCAGCATCGCCATGCGCGACGTGCGGCTCTACGCGGCCGAGCTGGGCCTGACGCCGCAGCGCCGGGGCAAGTTCACTGATGCGCCGAAAGCCGATCCCTGGGAGGGGATGCTGGCGTGAGCGCGGCTGGCTGCCTGACGGGTTCCCGCTTTCTGGAAGCCGAGATCCCGGACCCTCTGGGCCACGGCGAGCGGGCGGTGCGCTTCGTAGAGAAGCTGCGCCACACCGAGGGCGCGCTGGCGGGCCAGCCTTTCCGGCTGCACCCCTGGCAGGCCCGGATCATCCGTAAGGTCTTCGGCGATGTTCACCCCTCCGGCCTGCGGAAGGTGCGTACCGTCTTCATGTTGCTGCCCCGAGGTTCCGGCAAGACAACCCTGACGAGCGCCTTGGCGCTGCTGGGCCTGATGGGACCGGAGCGGGATGCCGCCGGGCAGGTGATCAGCGCGGCGGCCGATCGGGAGCAAGCCAGTATCGCCTATAACGGCGCCGCCCGCATGATCCGGGCTGACCCGCACCTGACGGGCGCTACCCGGATTGTGGACAGCCGCCGGATGATCAGCCATCCGCGCTCGGAGAGCACTTACCGGGCCATCAGCCATGAGGCCTACTCGAAGCACGGCCTGAGCGTGACCATGCTTCTGGCTGATGAGGTGCATGCCTGGCCGACGCGGGAGTTGTGGGAGGTGCTGGTTTCCTCGATGGGAAAACGGCTGTGTCCACTCTCCATCGTCACCACCACCGCCGGTCACGGCCGCGGCGACCTAGCCTGGGAACTGTATGAGTATGCCCTGAAGGTGGAGCGCGGCGAGGTGGAGGATGAGACCTTCCTGCCGGTGCTCTATCAGGCGCCGCACGACTGCGACTGGCAGGACGAGGCGGTGTGGCAGGCGGTCAATCCAGCCCTGGCGGCGGGCTTCCGCAGCCTGGACGAAATGCGGATGACGGCCCGGCGGGCGGCCGAGATCCCGAGCCAGCGCGAGATGTTCAAGCGCCTCTATCTCAATATTTGGGGCGACTCGGCGGCAGTCACCTGGGTGGACATGGCCGTGTATGACCAGGGCGACGCGCGGCCGGTGGAACTGTCCGATCTGACGGGGCGGGCGGTCTATGTGGGTGTCGATCTGGCCAGCGTGTCCGACCTGGCGGCCGTCTATGCCGTGGCGGAGGACGGGGAAGGGGGCTGGCTGGTATGGGGCCGCCAGTATTGCCCAGCCGAGCAGTACCGGCGCCGGGTGGCGGACAACCAGCCCTATGCCGAGTTCAAGGAGTCCGGCCGGCTGGTGGTGACCGAGGGCAACAGCATCGACCAGGAGCAGATCCTGCGGGATCTGGTGGACCTATGCGGCGAGGTTCCGGTGCGGGAGATCGCGGTGGACCGCTGGGGCGCCGTGAGCTTCCTGCAGCGGCTACAGGAGCATCAGCTGCCTGTGGCGCAGTTTGGCCAGGGCTTCGCCTCCATGTCGGCGCCGTGCAAGGAGATCGAGCGGGCCATCCTGGGACGGCAGTTCCACGCTGGGCGCGACCCGGTGCTGCGGTGGAACTTCGCCAATGTCCGGGTGGAGCAGGACGCGGCCGGGAACATCAAGTTCAGCAAGGCCAAGGCAATGGGGAAGATCGACGGAGCCGCGGCCGTCGCCATGGCGATCGGCCGGGCCATGGCAAACCAAGCCGGGCCGATGATCTATCAGGTGGAGGGCGCGCGGCCGGAGGGGCTGCTTTTTGTCTAACGCCGAGGAATTTCCTGCACCGGAGGAATCACGGGGATACTGAATTTGATCCTGCTGACGGTGCTCTGCTCAGCACTTTTGCTGGCGCCCCCGCCGATCTCAAGACTCCAGACCTTAAGACCTGCCTTGCCCTCGCCAGTCGTCCTGTCTGAAACGGTTATCGCGACATCGAACTCGACCATCTGACGGAGCTTATCGCCGTAAGCGTAGGTCTCTGGCGTAAGGAACACAGGGTTAATTGCACCGCCCGCATCTGAAATGCTCGAACGGCGTTCGATTGCGTCCTGAACGCCCTCTTGGATCTGGACAATTGTCTCAGTGATGAACTCTTTCAGATCCAT